AATTGGCTCTGCCCCATCCAGTAGACAACGCCGCCCATTGACCCGGCAGCTTTGCGACCGATTAGGCCGCAACCAGTGCCAAGCTCATTGAACTGATACACATAAGGGGGCCCAACATATTGCATGGCCCAGACAGCAAGATCAGTCCAGATAAGACCCTGTTGGGGGCCTTGGATGCCTTGAACAATGCGCGAACCCTTAGGGATGCGATAGCTGCCCGCCTGATTGGTGATCGTGGCAGTCCATTCATCGAAATTATCAACATCGCACCACCGGATCAGCATAGGGTCAGTGATGCCGTTGAATGTAGATCCCCACGCAATGATCTGGCGCTGCGGCATAGCAACAAACGCGCCTTGATTGACTGGCGGGGCTGCAACGATAACTTCTGCAACTACCGTTCCTTCAGTTGGATTCCATGCGTAAATAGGCCCGCCAAGGGGGTTGGCGATGAGGATTTCGCCCCAATTGTCCAGTGTCCAATCAACCGCATTGATTGGAACGCCGCGATATTGGGTCGGAACAACGCCGCCATACCCATAAAACCCATAACCGGCAATACCGTATCCAGCGCCCGGCGGATAGACGCCAACGCCATTGTGATACAGGAAATAGACTTGACCGCCGTTCATAGAAGCAGATGCGGAGGAGGTAGCCGATGTAGATGTGGCGATCACAAAAACATTGGCGCTTGTGACGCTGAGAATGGTGTAATTCCCGTATATCGTGCATCCACCAACAGATGTGGCTATGAGCGCAGGGAACGTGTCGCCAGCTACATATCCATGATTGTTCAGCGTGACTGAAACAAAGTTAGTTCCAGAGCCGGTAGTAAATAGTGGGGTTGCGCCGCCATTGGCAACGGTCGAAGTTGCAAGGTCAGCCGCATAGATCGTGTATTGGTTCACGTTGGATGACGGGTTTGATATTTGGTATTGCCCAAACAAGACAATCCCACCAACGCTAATTTGCGTTTTAATATCAACAACATAGTAGTCATTTGTGCCACTTGCCGTGTCAACGACAACAACTGCGTTGCTGCCAGATGTCGTGCTAAAATTGACAGAGGTGTTCTTTATGGTCTGCTCTGGCGTAATGTCCTGGCTACCACCAGAGATGATGATCCCCAACGAGTTGCCGCCACCCGTGATCAGACCACCGGAGACATAAGAAGTCGTAGTCGCATTGGCGTAGGAGACGCTATTCGATGTAGCGGCTGTGACTACATAGGTGCCATTATACCCGCTAGGGCTTACACCGCTTACAATGATCCGCTGGTTCACGTTAAAAATAAATGGCTCAGTGAACGTCAAGGTAGCAGTCGTGCCAGTGCCACTTGCGCCGGTAACCTTTATTGGGGCCGCACCCTCCGCGCCAACGGCTAGGTATGAGTTAGAATTGGTGTCTTCCCATGCCCAGAGTGCGCGGACAGTAGACCCAATCTTAGCGGCATAAAACTTTGTCCAGCCGCCCAGCTTCTGCACAAGGCCACCAAGAGTCCGGTCTGGGATAAACCGAATGAGTTGGCTCTCCGAAATTGCAGCCTCATTAAGAGCAGGCGTTTTGTTTTGATCAACGCCTGGCATAAGCTTGAGTGCGCTATGGGGCATGTGTTAGCCCCTTGTCGATGTTGCGAACGTAGATGGAGACTGCGAAGACCAGCCAGCGGCTTCGAACTTCTTGCGGGCCTCTTCCACCGCAGCGCCCTTCAGGAGGGCCTGATACTGGCTCTCATAGCTGATGGCCATTTGCGGGTCATCGTTCATGCGGCCAAAATTGCGCTGATAGGCAGAGATGTAGACCATTGAAGCCATGATCATGATATCAGGCAAATTGGTGCTGATGAACGTAGTCGGGTTTGTCGCAGACAAGCTAGCGGGGCGATATGTGCCCACAATCTCGACAGTGTATCCAAGATCAGGATATGGCCCCACCAAGAAGGTGTAGTCATCAAAGGGCACCCAGTATTGAGGCACACCTCGATTGGCAACCGCGCCAGAACCGTAAACGGCGTCCAAAAACTCCTTTGTGGTCGGGAGAAGCGGCACACGCTGCGCAAGATCCGGATCTGTTGACCCCACGAGGACGTTGATCTGCTCTGGGACAACTAAGGTTCCATAGGGGAACGTATCAGCGTTGACGTTTAAAATCCTGTTTCCAGCAGTCAAGCTATAGGCAGTTGTGGACCCGGACGTGAACAGAAAATCCAGATCGCGGTACATCCGCAATTCGGCATAGACGATCATCTGGGGCAAGATCGTCACGAAAGCGGGGTCAGTCTCAGCCACAACAGCCATCGTCGCCATCTGGGTGACATAGCTGGTAGTGCCAGCTACTGAACCATTATAGGACATAGGGGTGGTCATCGAAGAAGCTCCGCTTTCTCAACACTATAACATCTATTTTCCCTTGGCGCACCACCCCTCACGCCGGGCATTATTCTGCTTTACCTCGATAATAGTAGACGTTGTGTCCTTGCCTGACCAAGAAACATCTCGCCAGACATAACAAACGTCCGTGTTAATCTCTTTTGTACCCGTCAGACTTGAGCAAGCCATCAGGGGTGACATCAACAGCATCGCCAGCACGAATCGCATCTTGCGTCCTCCTTAAAGCATCTGCGGTAGCCGCAGCTTCAACCTCGGCAATAGCCTGCTGTTTAAGCTTGTGTATGCCGTATCCGGCAGATGAAATGGCGAAAATAACCGCGAGGATAATTCGCGCCCAAGGATTGAAGAGCAGACTAAACACCGTGCTCCTCCATGTTCTTGCTGCGCCAGTACCAGATAGCCCCGCCAAGGCCAATGACAGCCGCCATAATTAGGAAGTTCTGATTGTGGAGCAGGCCCATAAGCTGGTTTGCTGTGTCGGAAGCCTCCTGGGCCTGCGCAGCAATTTCTTTGGCCGCGCCTAGCCCGCCAAGGCCAGCAGTTATAATAGCTGCATTCCCCTGCTTGCTCTCTGCCATAGTGCGGACTGGGACAGGATCAGGCTCCGCACGATGCCCTTGCTCATGGTCAAAAATCTGTTCGGGCGTCTTTGGTGATTCTGTAGTCCACCATGCGCTCTCGGCTTGCCTACGACGCACAAGGCCAGGTAGCACCTTACCGCCACCCTTGGTCCATTTCATCAGCTCTGCCGGGACATCGTCAAACTGAGCCGCATTAACTTTCTTGAGCAGGGTAGACGACTTCAACGCGCCAACGCCAGCGTTGTAGGCAAAATCAACCAGCGTATCAAATTGGTGCTGCGTCAGGGGCTGCTGGACCATGCCGAAGACCGCAGTTTCGTATTTGACCAAATCCCGTCGCAGAATGTCTTCAGCATCCTTCTGGGTGATTGTCATGCCATCCTTGACCTCTGGCGCACCCGCAGCAGAAGTATGGCCATAGCCAATTGTGCAAATTCCAGCGGGGCAACGGTATGCCTTGAGCTTGCAGCCCTCAAATTTCTTGAGAAGCGCGTCAATTCCTTCTGGGCTCATCTGCATTGGAACACTCCTAGTGCGCGAGAAACTTGATTGTAAGTAGGGTGAGGATGATAAGGACGGTGACAGCCATAACCACAATAATCCCACCAACCAAAACATTACCCATCATCTCTTCTTGCTCTTTCGCGGCCTGACGAGCAGCCGCCTTCTGGTCTTTGCGTATCTGTGTTGTGTGAGCCAGAACCTGATCCCAAGCAGCAATGCCAAATTCGCCGATGAACTGATTTTTCAGGTCTTCCATCATAGCGTCAGCTTCAGCTTTGGCAGCATAGGCTTCCATCGCGATCTGCTGTGCGGACTTGCCGCTCATCAAGCTGCCCTTGGGGTCAGCTGCGGCGCGTGTGATGGCGGCTATGCTGTCGAACAACGAGCCAAGATCAGCAGCCATTCCCTGCAATTCTTTGCCAACGGCTATCCCGGCTTTGATAGCCTCATAACTGACTTTGGCTGCTGCAAGGAGGCTGAGAGGGTCCATTTACTTCCCCTCAATGTTGAACGTCAGGTTTTTGTGGTCCGGGTATGCAATCACGACGTTGCCCTCGGGGCACTTGTACATGATGCGGGCGATCAGCTTCGCGCCGCCAACAGCAACCCCTTCAGGGCTCTCCACGGTCATCGTGTAGCCAAATTTGTCCACTGTCGGGCTGGCCGGGCCGGAGAACTTAGCGACTGACGGGAGCGCCTTGTGGACCATGTAGTCGGAGTCGCGAACCTCAAGGCTGAAGTCTTCAACGGTGCAATCGTCGCGGATCTTTTGGCGGGCAACCACTACTTTGAACTGCCCAGAAGCCGGGCCACTAGTGATGCTGAAGTGGTCCGCATCCCACTTGAGGATGTCCTTGGGCGGCAATTTGACCTTATCGTAAAGCGAATAGCCGCCACCAATCATCGCCATGAT